GAATAAATGGTTTGACAGCGGGGCAGATTGTTGCTAATTTAAAACTTTTAGCTGTTAATGTTTTAGATAGAATTAAAGATCGCTATCCAAATTTACAGGTCACTAATACATTCCGTTCAAAGCCAAAAGAAGGACAGCATGGACTGGGGCAGGCCGCTGATCTTCAATTTATTGGTCAGCCAAAAAGTACATTTTATGATAATGCTGTTTGGATCAGAGACAACTGTCCATTTGATCAACTCCTGTTAGAGTATTGTGTGAGCAGTAATGGTCCAAGTTCATGGGTTCATGTTAGTTATAAAGTGAACAACCGCCCATTTGGTACCGAATGTAAGGTGGCTACACTTTTAGATCCATCAACATGGATAAATCGTCGAGGTCTTACAAACTATTCAAAAAATTTAAATTTAGCCTAAAGCTTGCTCTTTAATGCAATAAGTGTTAAGCTTCTTTATTGTAGGAGAATGTTTATGCTTATTGAAACCAACGTCAAACCGTCTGATATCGTATCGATTAAACTTAGTAACGGTGATGAAATTATTGGTCGAGTGTCTAGCATTGAATCTGACACAGTGATAATTACAAAACCATTATCAATGATACTGGCTCAAGATCCTCGCACAGGACAGGCTGGTGTACAAATGATTCCGTTTTGGATACTTGGTGCTGACAAGGATGCTAAGTTCCCTATTCAACGAAGTCATATTGTCTGCATGGTAAAATCAAATCCAGATGCTGTTAAAGGCTACACTGCAAATACATCAGGATTGACTATTCCATCGTCTGGTGCTGCTAGTTCACTGATTTCATGAATCATTTGCCGTTTCAATATGGTGCAACTAGGAATTTTTGTGGAATTCCTAGTTACACAGATCAACCATATGTAGTAGTTGGATGCCCATGGGACGGAGCCACAACTTTTCGCAGTGGCGCACGAATGGGACCAAACAGTATTCGCAATGCTAGCATGATGCTCACTGACGGGCGGCATACCAGGTATTCAGTTGACATCAATAAAGCATGTGGAGATGCTGGTGACATTCCAGTGCCATCTGGATATACTATAGAAGCCTTACGTGTCATTGAAGACAGGTTGTCATCAATTAAAAGTCACTGTGTAATTTTAGGAGGGGATCATCTCACCACCCTGGCTGCACTGCGATCGCTACATAAAAAAACTGGCGAAAAAATCAGTTTGATTCACTTTGACGCTCACTGTGATACATGGCAAAATCATTTTGGACAACCATTTGGACACGGCACGTGGTTATTCAATGCTATAGAAGAAGGCTTAGTGAATGCAAAACAGACATTTAGTATAGGTATACGCAGTCCCGCTGAACGAGATGATTTAGCCTATTTGAGTCGAGCTGGCGGCAAAACAGTCACAGCGATGCAAGCAATGAATCGCTCTCCAGATGCTATGGCTGATTATATCAAAGATCATATAGGCAAACGCCCATGCTATCTCAGCCTTGACATTGATTGCCTTGATCCTGCATTTGCACCGGGAACCGGCACTCCAGAGATTGGTGGATTATCAACTATTTGGCTACGAGAACTCTTAAATCATTTTGGGTCAACTGACGCAGGTCTTAAGCCAATGAACTGGCAGGGCATGGATTTGTGTGAAGTAGCACCTGCATACGATCATAGTGACATTACTAGTTTGGCTGCCGCTACCTTTTGCTGGCAATATTTGAGTCAGGTAATTTATCACAGTGGTCTTGACAACTGAACTTTATGACTTATAAATAAGTTTGACGCTGTTGATAGTAATCAAATACGTCATACTGGACGCGGCTTCAATGCCGCCACCTCCACCAGTTAACACATCGTGAGGGGCTAGTTGCATGGCATATTCGAACAAAGTGCAACCCGGCGCGTAATAGTGATCATAAAGGCGGCGAGCGGTGTGTTAGCTAATGGGGGGTGAAAGGGATAGACAGGTGACATTAAGGGTTAAAGTAGGTGTTTGGCAAGGTACGGCCAACAAATCTGTCCAAAATATAAATGCCAACGATAATGTTGTCATTGAAGATATCCGCCTAGCGGCATGATCTTCACGGGTATGAGCTCCACCTTGGAACAGAACGGGCTCAATCTTGAATTTTCAATTAAAAATGCTTACATTTAATCAAATGATTTTATCTTGGAGGTAATCATGTATAACGAATCATATTCTTCCACAGTTGCTTCTCCTGATGTAATTGATCAGGGCTTAAGAAGCTACATGATTGGGGTTTACAATAAAATGGCGCTGGCATTAGTTGTCACAGCTGTCACAGCATGGTGGGGCAGCACAGCTCTGCTACCTTTAATGAAAACACCGTTCTGGTATGCGATAATTTTTGCTCCATTGGTAGCAGGACTGGCTTTAACATTCTTTATGAACAAACTCAGTAACACAGCAGCATACATTGGTTTTATGATATATGCAGTGCTAATGGGAGCAAGCCTAAGTTCAATATTTGTTGTGTACACCGGAGTCAGTATTGCCAAAACATTTTTCATATCTGCTGCTACTTTTGCTGCAGCAAGCCTATACGGTTATACAACTGGTCGAGATCTGACCAGCATGGGCAGTTTTCTAATAATGGGTGTCATTGGGATCTGTATCGCTAGCATAGTGAACATATTTCTTGCTAGCTCAATGTTGGCATTCATTATTAGTATAGTTGGAGTGATTGCATTTACAGGACTAACAGCTTATGATACTCAGAAACTAAAAGAAGAATATCTCAGTAACGGCGAAGTTTACGGGTTTGACTCGCCTGAAAAAAGCAGTATATTTGGTGCACTAACTTTGTATCTTGATGCTGTAAATATTTTCATCAGTTTGTTGCAACTTTTAGGTGACAAAAAGAACGACTAAATAAAAGGATGCTAAGAAGCATCGATAAATAAAACAATAGCAAATAACGGACTAGTAAAGGCTGGTCAATCACGTTTTTACGCTAGAATTGGCCAGGGGTTTTTTAAGAGGCCAAATATAAAATAGACTGAAAGCAGGGCGGATTGATTCCGCCCTGCACCTTTTATAAAATTGACTAACTATATGATCAATTGCGTATGCTTATAAACTTACAACTTAGCGGATAGAATTATGACCAAAACAAAAAATGACGAAATTGTAAAACTTACAGACACACAACATCATCGTCTAAGAACAGAAATGTATCTTGGTAGTAGAAATCTTCACACTCAAACAATTATAAATTGGAACGGCACATCATTGGTTGCTGAAGAAACATCTTGGACACCCGCTGCATATTGTGCATTCAGAGAAATATTTGACAATGCATTGGATGAAGTAATAGGTCACGGTCATGGTAGTAAGATAGATATCACTTATGATCCTCGCACATTAACATTTTCAGTTTCAGACGATGGTCGAGGAATTCCCATCGACTGGGATGAAACAGAACAAATGCATAAGGCTACACTAGCACTTACACAAGCAAGAGCTGGGAGAAATTTTGGTGATAGAGAAGAAGTTAGAGGCACTAACGGTATTGGTGCCAGTGTTGTGGTATCTTGCTCAACTGAATTTATGATCGATATCAGACGCGGCGGCAAGAGGTTCCAACAGACATTCAAAGAAGGTAATGATATACTACCTGAAATTAATATCAGTGATCCTAAAATATCATCAAGTGCAAACAAAACGGGCACACTGGCTAAGTTTACATTAAGCCCTGCAGTTTTTCCAAAAGCTATAATACCGATAGAATTTATCAAGGCTCGAGTATTTGAAGTAGCAGCAAATCATCCAAAAATTAAATTCACGTTTAATGACGAGCGTGTAGTAGTTGGCAAAACTTTAACAAAGACATTATTTCCTAGTCAGGACGTAATTATTATAGACATTAATGCTAGCAAATTTAGCAGCCAATATTATCTTTTACCTAATTTTGCCAATGACGGCGAATATCTACACTCGACTGTAAATGATATCCCAGCATTCAATGGTGGGCAGCACATTGACACATTCAAAAGGTTATTTTACGGTGGGTTGTTAAAGGCACTAGAACGAGAAAGCAAGAGAAGATCATTGACACCAAATAGATCAGATATTGCAGAAGGTCTGTTGATTTACAATACAACTAAGATGCATGCACCAAATTTTGATAGTCAAAGCAAAACCCGTCTCATTAACGACGAAGTTGACAAGTACATCAAAGAATACTTTGATAACGAAACTGTCTTCAAAAATATAATCAAACAAAACAAAACATGGATTGACAGCATTTACGCTAGATGTGCAGCACGTACTCAAAAGAAGGACGATGCAGATCTTGCAAAGATAAATCGCAAACTTATGCGTAATAAAGTTC